ATGAGAGAACGTATTCAACATGTTTTAGATTTCATGAATACAAATAACTCAGATGACAGTTCTTGGAATGAATTTTTTGTTAATACCAAGTCGAAAGATTCTTATCGCAAAGAAAATTTCAAAGAAACATTTCCAGAATTTTGTAAACTAATAGAAAGGCATTCTGATGAATTTCCATAGACCAATTTCTTCTCTTCCTCTATGGTTTATTGAAGATCTACCTTTACCCGAGATAGATTATGATTCGTTGAATTGGGAAAATATCAGAGATGAGTCATCATTACTGCACTCGGAAATTTATTTAAAACGTGATAAAGCTCCTTCCGCTAAAAATGAAGATCACCCGAGTATTGTAGAAATAAGAAACACAATACATCAAATGTTTGATGAGATGGAAAACTCCTGCGATTGTAACTCTATCCTTCGTTGGTTATGGCCGATAAATACTTGGAAAAGGGATGAGAATTTTCACTTTGATATAAAAAAAGATTCTGCTGGTTTTGAGATGTATAAACATCTAGATAATAGAAATATCAAATGGGCGTTAATATTAAATCTAGAAGATAATACTTGTTCGACTGAATTTCACATAAACGACCAACCGTCTTTTTCAGGTCCAACGAAACGGGGATCTGGTGTTTTTTACTTCAACCACCATGAGATGTTGCATAGCATAAGCGTAGATAGTACACGGTATATTGTTTTTTATATGAATGTAATAGGATAAAAGAGTGCCGACTGCATATTTTTTGGGATGTTCTTTCACTTCTGCGTGTGAGACAGAAGATCACGATATTTTAGGTATTAGTTTTGAAGAATGTAACAAATTGAAAGAAACTACTACCAACCACGATCTAAATGAGATGATGAAAAATAAACTGGTTCGAGAGAAAAATATGGATCCAGAAGTCGCATATGAATATATTCGATCTTATCCTAAGAAAAATTCTTGGGCGATAACATTATCTGAATTGTTGAATGTGAATTGTATTAATCTTGCTGAATCTGGCGGTAGTATACAAGAATGCGTTTTTAATTTGAAGTTAGTCGAACAAAAAATTACTACAGATGATTATGTGTTCCTCGGTCTTCCTCCCATACCTAGATTGTTTTTTCTAACCGAAGATTTAACAATTCCTGACAGAATTATGTTAGCAAATCCTCATGGAAATGAACGGTGGGATACACTTATTTCTTTCTATCCAGATATTCAATTAGACAAAGAGTACTTCAACGCAATTGATGACATTATTAGAATTTGTCGATGTAAGGGAGTAAAATTGTTTATCTTACCTGCATATACTGAGATACATTCAGTTTCTGAAAAACTAGCAGAAAAAAAGATAAAGTTGCAGCACTCAGAATTCTTCCTCAAATTATTAGATTTTTTTAGTGAAATTGAGAACAAAATTTCTGAGTATTATATTGATATTCCTCTGATAAAATTTCAGTATGACTTTTTACCACTCTGCGGGTATAATCATCCTAATATAGAAGCACACCGAGCATATGGAATCGAGGTTTATAAACATCTCAAGGAAAACAAATATGTTTAATTTTATAAAAAATATAATCATACATTTCATAAATAAACGCAAGTTGAAAAAGAGACTTGAGAAACTTAGAAAACTGGATCCGTTCATCTATGATTGAGTGGGGAATCTCTGCTGCTGCACATGACGCAGCGCTGACTGTTGTTAACGGGAAAGAAATCCTGTTTGCCTCGAGCGCAGAGCGTTACAGCGGAGTCAAAAATGATAAAGATCTCAATAAGCATCTAATCGATGCTGCCTTAAAGTTTGGTAAACCAGAAATAATACACTGGTACGAGAAACCCAAACTCAGAGCGATGCGTCGTTTACTTACTGGACAGGGGTTGGTTCGTTTTAGCGTAAGGCAGTACTTAAAACAATTTGGTCTGGAAGTTCCAGTTAAGTTTGCAAACCATCATGAGTCACACGCAGCCGCAGGGTTCTATACTTCGCCGTATGACTCGGCGACCACTTTAGTAATTGATGCTATCGGTGAATTTGATACTGCATCTATTTGGTTGTGTGATTCTGAGAACATGGGAAAACTTTGGAGCATGGATTACCCTAAATCACTTGGGTTGTTCTATTCTGCTATGACTGCTCGGGTTGGATTGAACCCAAACGAAGATGAATATATCCTCATGGGGATGGCAGCGTATGGAGACGCAAACGAGTATTATGATGAAATTAGGAATCTTTGGGAAACTGAAAAACTTCATCGCGGATGTCGTTGGTGGCGTATTGATGACGCTGATCTACGGGATTATAGTGTTGCCGCAGCAACGCAAAAAGTATATGAGGAAGAATTCGAAAAACTTGTAATTCGAGCGAAAATGAAGGACATGGACCAAGAAAATTTGGTTCTTATGGGAGGGTGTGCGCTAAACTGTAGTGCAAACCACATCGCCCTAAAACATTTTAAGAATGTTTGGATTATGCCAAATCCTGGTGACGCAGGAAGCAGTCTTGGTGCTATTGCTGCAAACAATCGCCAGAAGTTAAACTGGCAAGGTCCATATCTTGGAGAAAATATCGAAGGTAAATATCCTGTAGAAAATCTATTGACTTTTCTTAAAAAAGACGGTATAGTGGGTGTTGCAAATGGGCGAGCAGAGTTTGGTCCACGTGCTTTAGGTAATCGTAGTTTGTTAGCAGATCCAACCAGAATTGATATCAAGGATAAAGTCAATGCAATTAAACGAAGACAAAAGTTTCGTCCGTTTGCTCCAGTCATCATGGCAGAATATGCAGCAGACTATTTTGAGATGCCATCTTCGGTATCCCCTTATATGCAATATACTTCAAGATGTAAATATCCTGATCAATTTCCTGCTATTGTCCACGTTGATGGCACAAGTCGTGTCCAGACCGTAACTAAGGAACAACATCCTGGATTATATCAACTACTAGAAAGATGGTTAGAAGAAACAGGTTGTCCGATGTTACTTAATACTAGTTTGAACATAAAAGGGTTTCCGATGGTAAATGATTCAAAGGATTCTGATATGTTTGAAGGATTATACCAAGTAAAGGTCTTTTAATAAATAAATATTGTTATGGGTAAAGTAGTTAAATTTCCAGATAAGTTTCTCTCGTGCAGGAGGTATCGTATATCTTTATATACGGACTTTGAGGTAGAACTTGTTCTTGCTGCATTGAATACTTATCCAGAATGTGAAAAGAAATACAATGCAGATATATTAACTACCTTAGATCCAATTTTTGTCAGAAAAGCACTTGACTTTTCGATAGGAAACAGTATAATAAGTGATGTCGCTAAAGTTGCGATACAAAACATAATTAATAACATGGAAGAGATTCCATTTGACGAGTAATACATTATGAATATTTTTTATCTTGACAGCGATGTCACCAAGTGCGCAGAATACCATAACGACAAACATGTCGTAAAGATGATCCTCGAGTATGCCCAGTTACTATCAACTGCGCACCGTGTTCTCGACGGCAAAGAATATATCGATGCTTCCTCTGGACGAAAGATCAAAAGATGGCGATTAGAAGATATTTCTCTTGACGGGCAATTATACAAAGCGACACACATCAATCATCCGAGTGCTGTTTGGGTTCGCCAGTCTAACAATAATTACAACTGGCTTGTATGTCTATTCCAATCCCTCCTGTCAGAATACACTTACCGATATGGCAAGATTCATTCTTGCGATCGTCTAGTTTACTGGTTGCGACAACCTCCTGTCAATATTCCTATCGGTTACAAAACGCAACCAACTCCTGCGATGCCCGATGAATACAAGGTTCCTGACTCTGTTCAGTCATATCGTAACTATTATGTGGGCGCAAAAAAAACTATGGCAAAGTGGAAAAATCGTCCTGTTCCAGAGTGGTGGAGCGATACGGTTTAATAAATACCTGTATGGAACAAAAAAGAACTCCCATCCCAATTTTAGATTCCGATGTCCTCGGAAAATGAAGGCGACTCTACCTTGCGTGGAGTCGCCTTTTTCGTATCAACCCTCTAGTTAAAATAAGGACTGCAAATGTCGAGAAGAAAACAAAATAATCTACAACTCGTCGCGCCAACACAAACTGTCATTCAACAGGAGAGAAGTTCTAAATGCAAAGTTTCGTATAATGATCTAAAAAATATTTCTCCATTAAATTTTAATCAGAGAACTTTTTTCGAAATATATGATAAACAAGCATCAGCAGTCCTACTACACGGTGTCGCTGGCACTGGTAAAACATTCATCGCTCTATATAAAGCATTAGAAGAAGTATTAGATAGTTCTAGTAATTTCGAACGTGTGATTGTTGTTCGTTCCGCAGTACCTTCGCGTGAAATCGGACATCTTCCAGGAGACGAAAAAGAAAAGACCGAAGTTTACACTATGCCATATGTTGAAATTTGCGAAGATCTTTTTAATCACATTCAACCGTTTGCTCGCTTACAAGAGCAAAAAATTGTTCACTTCCTTATTACATCATTCGTTCGTGGTATTACTCTAGATAACTCAGTTGTGATTGTCGATGAATGTCAAAACATGACTGACATGGAGTTGAATTCTATCATGACACGTATCGGCAAAAACTCAAAAGTTATCTTCTGCGGAGACTTCCGTCAAACTGACCTATATAAGAAGAACGATATGTCTGGGTTGCAGAAATTTATTGCAATCGCTGACATGATGCCGTCATTTAAAACTGTTGAGTTTACTGTGGACGATATCGTTCGGTCAAAACTTGTAAAAGAATATATAATTGCACGACTAGAATATGAAAGTCGTTACGCTGCATAGGAGATAAAAATGTCAACACTACTAGAAAATTTTCATGCATCACTCGGTGATGCATTTACGGGTCTACCACTTCAACCAAAAGGTCTTGCATTACAACGTCCTTCTCAGTTGCAAAATCAATTAGATGCATTAGATGCAGAAGATCCTGCCAATGCAGATTTTATTGCTCATCTAACTAGAGAAATTGACGATGCAAATGCGGTGATTGCTGCAGAAAATTATACTGAGTTGGAAGATCAAATTGCATATTTTAATTTTTATAATCTAAAATTAAAAGAATTTATTGAAGAAATGGCTTGACTTTTCTATAAAATTATAGTATAATGAATTATGTTTAAAACGATATATGACTATGAAGATTTCGCCCAATCAACTACGAACGAAGATGGTAGCAGAGTTTACGTTAATGCCTCTGGTGTAGCGTATCCTTCTGCTACCACGGTTCTCGGGGTTCTATCCAGAGATGGAATCGCTGCTTGGCGAAAACGTGTTGGTGAAGAAGAAGCAAATAAGATCTCAAGCAAAGCATCGACCCGTGGAACTAAGATTCACACATTAACTGAATCATATCTTAAGAACGAAGATTTAGAAGAAGCGTATACAACTACGAAAGCATCTCTACTTGACGTTGAGATGTTCAAGAAGTTCAAACCTGTTCTCGATCCGATTGGCGACATTCACTGCCAAGAACTTGCGCTCTATAGTGACCATCTTCGTATGGCAGGTCGTGTCGACTGTATCGCCGATTATAACCGTCTTCGAGCAGTCATCGACTTCAAGACATCTAGCAAACCCAAAAAGAAAGAACATATCAGTTCCTACTTTATGCAGACTGCAGCATATGCAATCATGTATGAAGAACGGACTGGTATTCCTGTTCCTTGGTTAGTAGTTCTGATTGCAGTTGAAGGCGATGAACCTCAGGTGTTTATCGAGAAGCGAGATAACTGGACAAAAGAATTGCTTCGAACTCGCGATTATTTTGAAAATGGTTATTATTTGGCTTGACTTCTAAACAAAACTATAGTATAAATAATATATCAGTTGTTGACAGTTGACAATAAAAGCGGAAAGACGGGGGTTCGACTCCCCCCACCTCCACCAAGAGGAAATTTATGGTAATATGCAGTTGCCGTGATATACGTGACTCTCAGTATACTAATCGAGAAGAGTTAAGAGCACGTATTTTAAAAGATGATTTTTGCTGCGGTACGTGCCAAGATGAGTTTCTTGTTGATGGGGGTGACATTGGAATTCGATTTTCGTGTAATAGGAATACCGAGACTGATTGACTGGCAAAGCGCCACAAACTGTAAATGCAAACGATAACGTTGCCTTTGCTCTAGCTGCTTAAGCTAGCATTGGGTTTTCGGCGGTTTCCCTCGAAACAGAATAAACCGCCAACCGTTCTAAAACAGCGGTGAGAAGAGACTACTAGGGGTCTTAAAACCCTAAATATTATGCACCTTTGAAAAAAAGTGCCCAGTGTAGGGAGTCACTGGTTAATCCTCTCTCCAGTTCAACAATCCAAGGAATAGAGATGCCTTCCTTTAATAAGAAGACATTGAAAATTCTTTCTTCAATTTTAGTGGTAATTGTAATATATTGTGTATCATTGAGTTATGCAAAAGAAAGAATCGAAGACACCGCAATGGAATACACTGTCGGTGGATATGAGAAAGTCGAAAGCGTAAAACGACAAAAACAAGAAATTTTACAAAAACAAGAAGAAATCATACAAAACAACGTTAAAAAAGAAAAACAAAAATACCTGTCACAAAACTCTGCAGCAATAACTTGCTTAGCAGACAACATCTACTACGAAGCAGGTAATGAACCCAGAAAGGGTAAAATCGCGGTTGCAGGTGTAACTTTAAATAGAGTTCGCAATCCAAAATATCCATCAAACGTTTGCTCTGTCGTTTATCAGAGAACAAGTAGGGTCTGTCAGTTCAGTTGGACGTGTATGCGCCGACCTGCCAAAGACCCAGTATTATATGCTGAAGCAAAAGATATTGCGAAAAAAGTATTGACTTCTGAGATCAATACGCGTATAGTAGTTAATAGTAACGTTCTATTCTACCACGCTGACTATGTTAGTCCAGGTTGGAAGTTACAGAGAGTTACTAAAATCGGTAGACATATTTTTTACGCAGGATAGATTATGACGGAAGAAATTCCAGTAACTGATGAATTTTTGATTACAAAGCAATTTAAGACAGCAGCAGAGTTTTCCATCTTTATTGAAAAACTTGCAAGAGACTCTAGATCACCCTGTATGGATATTCTCATTGACTATTGTGAGAAACGAAATATTGAGGTTAGTTCTGTTGCTGGTCTTATTAGTTCATCACTAAAAGAAAAAATTCGAGTCGAGGCACAACAACTCAACATGTTGAAAAACGATGATGGGATTCTGCCTCTCTGATGGACTCTTATAAAGTGTATCAATTGTATCTCTCGCTGAGATTACATTTCACTCGACCTGATTTTGATATCACCAAATCCCGTAAAGGGGTAAAGGTTTCCAGAGAAGCATTTCTGAAACGTAAAGACTTATTTGCGTTACGAAAGTTGGCAGAAACAAAAACAAAAACTGAAATCATTGATTTTCTAGTTGCCAATTTTGTGTCTGGGAATCAGTGGGGTGGCGTCTTTGATACAGAGGCAAATGAAGTCTATGCTGAATGGCAGACACGGATGCAGAAATTGGGATATACTTTTAAACAGGATATCCAAACTCTCTATGCAGACGGAGACCCATTCGAAGTAATTAATGGACAACATCCCAGAGTATTAAAAATGTATCTTGGTAAAAAGATTTCTCTAGAATCTATTGCTATTTTGGCAAAAATAGGTATAATAGATAATACCGACTATAGTTCTTTATCGAATGATTTTATTTGGAATGACTTCGTGCATTTGGTAAAGAAATATAAACCCTTTGTCAAGATTGACAAAGATCATTACATCCGCCAACTAGAACAGGAGATTGGGACGGTGGTAAAATAACTATGGGTAAGTCTCGTAGAAGCGATTATGACGACCGTGGTTCCGACCGCATTAGACATAATGAAAAAGACGTAAATAAAATACGTAAAAGCAAAAATAATTTGTATAAATACTATACTAATCGGGATGAAGATTCCGATGAGGATTTATATTATGATACAAAATAAACAAAACATACAACGCAAACATAAGGACAATACATATGTCAAGTAATTCTCTATCCGAACTCCGCAAGCAACGCGGAAATTTTGACTCGCTCATGAAGGCAGTCGAGTCAATCGCAAACCCCACTACAGAAAAGCGTGGAGACGATGATCGTTTCTGGAAACCGACTGTCGATAAGGCAGGTAACGGTCAAGCAGTGCTTCGTTTCCTCCCTGCTCCTGCAGGTGAAGAACTTCCGTGGGTTCGCGTATGGGACCATGGTTTCCAAGGTCCAA